GTAGGTTGTCATTGGATCTATTTGCTGTAATAATGTTATCGGATATCGTCACTGCATCTAAAACAATATTACCTGTTCCGTTTGCTGTCAGTGTGATGTCTGCATTGGTCGTAATTGGTGAAATTGTAGTATTATTGACTTGCAAGTGATCTACTTCAATTATACCTGTGCCATTTGCCTGGAGTTTCAGATCACCATTAGTCACAGTAGTTGTAATCGTACCGGTTGATCCGTCACCCACCAATTGGTATACCTCTTCAAAATTACTGTTGATCTTGTTGAACGCGGTTCTTAACGAATCGCCTGTTGCCGGATTTCCTAATGTTCCTGTGTCTATGTTTAGTTTTGTCATAATGTGTTATTCGTATTTATTAAATACCAATATGTTCATAGAAACCCTGAAAACCATGCGTTTGTACAAGAGGGAGAGCAAATTGGGTGTTATGCACACTTTCCACAGGAAGAACGTTGTCTACGTGTTCAAGTGTGATTCATGCGACATGACATTCATGAGGCCAAAATCAAAAGTTGATGCAGACCGTGCCACCAACGATTACAAACATGTGTGCAACCATTGTGATTCAAAGAAATTTGCACAGCAAGTGGGTGTAAAGATGCGTAAGGTCTACAAGTTAGACGCCAGCAGTACCAAAACCCTATAGTTTGATCCACTTGATATCATCACGATGGCCGGTAATCCATCTCTGCAGGTCTGCGTATATGCCACACTTGATGTTTGGTTGGTCGAAGTACCATCTCAAAAAAACATTGCTGTGAAGATACTCTTTGCGATTTACAAAGTGGAAATTGGTAGCCGGGAAACGCCTGATTATCTGTCTCAGTTGATACATCCATTCGAATTTGAGATAGGCTTTCATGCTCATTCTCGAAGGATAGTTTATTGTGTTCTTGTAGATGTTGTTCTGTTCTCTACTGGTTTGACCCCGTGTCTCTGGCCTGGTGTCCATTTCCCATTGTCTTGCGCCTAATATATCAAACGCCATTATTACAATGTTTTTTATGCCTGACTCAGCCGCCAGCAACACAGCTGAACAGCCCGATCCCCGTGCTTTGGAAAAGTCATTGGTCCTGATGGCGCCACCTTTCTTGACATCACCACCTCTCCATGTCCTGTAAATTTTTAATCCCTGTGGAACATATTTTTCATGGTCGCCATCGCAGATGTAATCCCACTTGCTGATGTCGTGGATGCTATATATCTGTGGCGACTCCTTGCCGTTGTTGTGCCACGTGGCCAGTTCTTCGTACATGTTTGGATTCACGGCCACTATGTGATCACACAGCATAGGATGATCTCTGTATATGGCGTTGCAACCATATATAACACCTTGTCCTTTGAGTTTTTCTATAGGAAAAATATTTCTTGACTCACCGTTACCTATAACGAAAGCGGTGTCCATTATATACCGAATGATTCTCCACAGCCACATGAACTCGAGCTGTTGGGATTTGATATTTCAAACTGAGACCCGAAGGTCTCTTCTATCCAGTCTATCTTTGTTCCTGCCACGTAAAGCATAGATGTTCCGTCCACAACGAACCGTCCGGTGTGCCAGTCCTCGACATGGTCACCTTCTGCTACGCTTTCTTTTGTGTTGGCAAATCCCCACTCATACTTGAATCCTGCACAACCACCACCCAGCACTGCAAGGCTTACCGCATACTTTCCTGGATTCTTTTCAAGCAGTTTTTCTATTTGGTTCTTTGCTTCATCTGTGATTTCGAATATGTTCATACTAGTAATTATGCCTGTTTGTTGCCACTGTTTTTTACTCCTACAGCCAACCAGAATCTTGTTGCGTCTAGTTTCCTTTCGAAGCTCATATAACTGTTCTGGTCCTCCCAGTGGTTGTGTGGATTTACTATCTCACCTGCAGGTTCAAACCACCAACCCCACTTGCCTTCACAGTTGGCCTGACACCAGTCTATGCACTCACTCATTATGCCATTGCTGTCCATGTCTACGTTGAACTTGAATTTTTGCATGTATCCGCACCCATCTGCGATTTCATCCAACCCGGGATTGCTTCTTTTAACTTTTACTTTACCGTAACTTGTCATCATTTCCAATGTTTGATTACCCACTCATCTGCACACTCCATTGGATTGGGTTTTCCATGGAACACAGCCACACGGTTGCCAGGATTTACATCCACAGGCTTCCTGAAATAAGATTTGCCGTCTTTGTTTAGAAGTTTGGTATCTTTAAGTCCTATCATCTCCCACTTGTATGACCTTATCCATTCATCAGGCCACCAGTTGATATCGTCTTTGCCTTCTTTCATGATCCAGTCTTGGTCACCCCAATTCTGTTTCATAATCCTGCCGTAATCTTTTACAAAATTATCATATAGATAATTCATTGTGCCTGCCTCCCAACGCATACAACTGGAGTTTGATTGTTTCCAGTCCTTGACCCTACACCTGTTGAAGTCCCTAATGATGTTGAACCTGTTTTCGTTGTAAGAGAACAACGGATCTATATTGTCAAATATTACCACATCCAGATCAAAGAACAATATGTTTCCCTGTAGAGGCATGTCTGGTGAGAACATGTACAATTTGCTCCACCATGTTTTGATCCACGGATCTTTGGGTAGTGTAATAACATTTATTTCAGGATCTAGACCGTTGGGATCATCGGTCAGGCAGTGGAACTGATAAGGTACTGTGGTGTGCCTCTTAACCATGCTGTTCAAAACATTTGCGTATTTTGAAATATACTTGTTGCCCCATTTAACGCATATTACGTGATTCATAACCTTGTTTCAGTCCTTCCATCTGTATCTGTTTCCAGTCGTCGCTGTCAAGGGAGTAGGGATAGTCGCACTCGATCGACGGACCTGTGATTGTTCTGATGCTGGTGATATTTAAGTTCTCGTTCATGGTATTGTGTATGTCAATAATGGTGGCTTTTGTGCCGAATGTTCTTTGCAGGTCTACCTGTCCTATCTTGATGTAACCCAAAGATAGTTTTGAATCTTCCCAATCATACCCGTTATCTTTCAACCATGATCTGTACTGGTCCATTTCCTCTTTTTTAAAATCTTGCTGTTCTGTAACAGTCTGTCCCCATTCGATGTCGAACTCACCAGAGTAATATTTTTGATGATTTATCTCAGAGCACAAGGCATCTGTCATTTTTGGAGCATGTTCATCTCTGAAAACCTCATAAAGGGTTTTGCCTACCTGTGACCAATGCAGATAAACTCCGCCTAGTTCACGGTCGTATCTATTTTCTTTGAATAATTCGTAATCCTTATCACTCAAATCATATCTTGGAGAATTCAAAAATGTCGTTATCTGTGAGGGTCGCACCCATTCCGGTTCAAACACGGCGCTACGATCTGCTTGTACCCATCCTTCTATCTCATGGCAAATATTGTTCAATTGCCTAATTGCGTACTTGGTTTCAATACTAGCTTGTTTGTAAAATTGTGACAGGCGCCATGCAGTGCCTTGCAACTCTTCAAAATGTCTGTGCAAAGTATTACATGCTTCGTGTTTCAACCTCTTCCCCAAAGTTTTTTTGATGTCACCATTTATTGCACTTCCTATCGGTAAGTTACCACTGTATTGGAAGTCATCTTCACTGAATGGATGTATTTTTTGATATGCTGGAGAAAACTCAAAGGAGTTGATTTGAGCAACACTTTCATTTAGCTCTCGCACCAGATGTTTAAGGTCTCTTTTTGAATCCGCAAATCCCAAGAAACAGAAATTCTTTTCCAGAATCCTTTGTTTTTTGAGATTGTCTTTGAGTGCTTCTAACCACTTGTGTCCCAATGATGTGTCGTACACTTGGAAGTAATAGGCTTTGCTAGTGAGGCCAACCCTCACCATATCATGTATAAATTTATTCTTTTCTGTAGATCGCACTGTTGGCTCCGTGTTCCATACATTCCACGCTGTCCACGAAACATCTGCTGTCTGTCTTTTCTCTGATCAACTCGTCAGCGAAAGTAAATGCATGTTTGGCAAACATCTCAGCACCTACACCATCAAATATTCTTATCTCGGCTAGATCAAGTTTTTCTAACTCTCTGAATTTTTCCATGTGTGGATCATCCTTGTCTAGTGCAAGTTTGTGATCGAAGTGATCCTCGAGCCAAGCCTTAAGTGGTTTAAGTCCACCAAAGTCCACCGCCCAGTTTTTGTTGTCGAGGTCATTGCAACCAAACGTGAATTTAAATGCAAGACTGTATCCGTGTAGTAGGTGACAGTGTGAATGATCTGCGTTGGGTTGTCTGAACACCGCAGATAGTCCTATGTTGTGTCCGTATGTTTTAGTTGAGTAGTAAGTCATCGTTTCTCCTAGTTTTGATGACTTGCAGAGTGTTTATAGAGGGTTGAAAGTCTTGAGTCCTCTTGATCATCAGTTAAGTTTCTTATTAATCTTCAGATCCATGTTCAACTGGAACGCAGTATCTCTAATACGATCCGTTAAATCATTTGGTATATTTAACTCTCCGTCGATGATGCTTTTCAAAAAGTGCACCAACACAGTGAACTCGGGTCGGTTTGAAACAGTCTCTGGGTCTATGCCATTGGTCTCCATCGCATTCAAAAGAGCCTCTGATGTGTCCACCAGCGCCTTCATTCCTTTGTTGTGTTTGTCAAAGTGTGGCATTATACAATAATTTTTGGTTTCTCTGGGGTCTTGATGGTCTGGAATACCCTTTTGTATTCTTCCTGTATCTTTGAGGTCACAACTGATATACACTGTACCTTGTCTTTTGCTATTGTGATCTCCTTGTCCTGATCAGCAGTAGAGAAGAATGTACCAAACGCAAGTCCTTGTGGACCTTGCATCAGTGTCAATGCTTTCTTTATTTCAAGAGTTGACTCGGTTTGTGATTGCAGAGTGGAGATTACTTCCTCACCATGCATTAATTTTAGAGTGATAAGATCTCCATCTTTATATTTTTCAAACATATCCTTATTATAAACTATCCTATCAGTTTGTCAATGTATTTTTTAAGTTCCTTGTCCTGAACGTTGGGTGGAATATGATTAAAGAAGAATAACTGGTAACTGTCAGATCCATACTTGCCTATGCCGTGAAGATCACTGGCTTCCTTCTTGTCCCATGTGAGATATTGCTCAGTCATTTTACGTATTCTCTTTGACCTCACTTCCCACATGCCCAAGGGCTTCAACATTTCCTGCTGTGTTTTCAGTCGACCACGCAGGTAGGCTCGTGGATTTGGATATCTAGAAAAAAGTTTTGGTAAGACTATTTTGACCTGTTTCCTGTAGGTGAGATTCAAGCACATCACTCCTACCATGTGTTTCCACCTTTTGTGTGGAGCCTTCAGTTGCTGTTGAACCATTAAATGATCCATCATCGGTCTAATCATGTAGTAATTTTATATGGGTTTACTTATTTGTCAACTGTTTGTTGATCCATTGTGCAAGGCCTTGGTAGGTGTCCTGGAAAACATTCTTGTTGGCCTTCCATTCATCGGGCATCTTCCAGTCCTCTTCGTTGACAACAATCCATCTGCAATCCGAATGCTCAAACAGTTTGTTGTATTGGTATATCCAGTAACTGGGATCAACTGGTCTCTTGATGTATGTGTAGCCTGTGCTACCTTTGTATATGTTGTTGACATTTTCTGGCTTATTTTCTTTGCCCAACCCATACAGGTCCATTCCAACGAGGAATATTGCCTTGGGTTTGAAACTCATTCCAACTAGGCCTGCGAACTGTCCTGTACCCCAGTGGAAAGGATCATCCTGCCTTTTGTCACCCTGGTATGGTAAATCAGGAACACACTTAACATTAGGCCAATATGCGAACTGTTTGTACCAATTTTCTCTAGTGTATATCGTGGTATTTTTACCAACTGTGTTTGCGGCCTCCTGGCACATGTGACGATCACAAGCAACTACATATTCTAGATTGTGGTCTCTGAACTGTGCGTTGCAACCCACCATGGTGGTAACGCTTTTTAGCGGAGTGATGTCGAATCCCCTCCTGCTTTCACCATTGCCTATTACACTAACATACTTGGTCATAATGCTATTTAATCACCGCTTTAAACGTACACAGACGCCTGTAAACTGCTGGTAAAATTAAAATAGGTATAACTGTGCATGTCACTGATTTCCTGTGATTAGATGCCATACGGTACGATATCTTTGCCATGCTTTCCTAAGTGTTGGATATTTCCTCCTAAGTTCTATGGCCTCTACCCCAACCATTTCCGCCTCTTCTTGAGCTGTCTCACCGTCCTTGGCCTTCTGCGATTGTTCCACTAAAACACGAGTGCCGTCTGGTAATTGTTGGTACACAGTCTCGCCACCGTCTGGTGAAACAAATATGGGATCTGTAGATTTTTTCTTTGCCATTAGTAATGTTCCCTATGGTCTGCTCCAGGATGGGCATATCTTATACCCCCTAGGTGTTTGGCGTCACCTTTGTGCCTTGGTATGAAATGTATGTGTGGCCACATCACAGTTTGTCCTGCACAATGTCCAATGTTCATTCCAACGTTGAATCCCTTCATCTTGCCTTCCTTGATCCATTGGTCTCCACAGTAATAGGCCAATTTGTATGATTCTCCTATGGCCTCTGATGTGTTGTGTTTTGGTATGAAAAGTGTGTGTCCTTTGACGCAAGGATACTTGTCCTTGAACACTGCTGTGTATTCATTCTCAAAAATTGGTGTGTCATTGCCCATCCAAGGAGTCTCACCGAAATGGTCTATGGGTTCATATGGCTTCTTGTAGATAGGTTTTTTTGATGGCATTCGTTTTTATAATTCCTATCTTAATATTACTAGAATTTGGTTTGTGTTGCAACCTTATTTGATCCCAAACTTTGGTTTTTGGTACAGATGGATTGTACTCGTGCAAATTTAATAGATTGACCAATGCCTTTCTTACCTTCTCTGCACCACCGTGTTTCTTACAGGTGTCTGACCTGCCAACATGCACAATTTTGTGGTTTACCTTGATCTTGTAAACACATGACAATCTTATCCATTTTGTCTTCGGAGTTTTGCTGTGTTTGATATTGTATTTTTGTATGGTGTAGAGGTCTTCTATACTATACCAATTAATATCTGTCATTCTTGATGCCCAACTGTTGATAAGTTGTCTGCACTTTCCTTGCTTGGAAGTAGCAGTCTTCCAGTGCGTTGTGTAGTCCCGTTCTTTTCTCAGAAGGATCACGAGGCACAAGGCTGAACAGGGTTCTGGAGTCTCTGATCTGCCAGTAGTTCCAGGGAACTGGCACGTTCATCTGTGCATAGAAGTTCTGTAGTATTGCATAATCAAAAAGAGGACCTTGGCACCAAAACACATCAACACCTACAGACCACTTGTTCAATTGTTTAATGAAGTATTTCAAGTCAATCCTGTCATCGTCTCCCAGTGCTTCTTCCCTGACATCCTCTGCCTGTTTGCCCCACCATTCCACAGTCTCCTCCATGACATCTCTGCCCATGGCGGTCTGCGAGTCCACATCTACCCTGTAATACATGCCCTGTGCAGGTTCAACATTTTTATATGGATCAAACTTGACCCCACCTATTGTGAGGATCGTGGCGTTGGGTCTAGTGGAAAGCGTTTCCAGATCTATCATTGCGTGGATCATGCACAATTATACTATAGAAACTTGGTAATGTCAATTAGATGCTTGACGTCTTCTCTGGATGTTCGAGGCTCAATGTTGGCTTGCCACCGTTGTCTAAGTACTCTTGATATATTGCTGTTTCTTCTGCAGTCAAACAATGTATCTCACCTGCTGATGTAGTGTAAACGTCTCTCATGTATCTGCTGACCGGAAGTGCCTGTGCCATGCACTCGTCGTAGGTGTTGAATTGTGTGGCATCGAATACCGCCGTACAGGTGTCTTCAGCGAAACATATTATCATTACCATTAAAAACTTCATACAAATATTTAAAGGAAAGTGCGTAAAAATTAAACTACTACTTCTTCTTTTTCTGCAAAGTACGTACTTTTGTCTGCAGTCTGATCAGGTCGTTGTCTAGCAGTCTTACCCTGTCTATAAGTTTTATTAGTGTGGCAGAAGTAGAACTTAATTTTGGGGTGATTTCTGTCGTAATGAACTTCCAAAGAAAGTAGATGAAATATGCAAGGAAGAAAACAGCGACAATGGGAAACCCATAGTCCTGAATAATTGTAGTAACTGACATGTGTTTACTAACTATGTCCATTATCCTGACATCCTTCCGCTGAACACTCCCGGGTCAATACTTGTGCCTGAAACACCAACTAAAAACCCAATGATGAAACCGATTAAAAATGCTGTTATGAAGAACTTAGCCATTAGTCTTTCCTCGCATCGGTCTTACCGTCTGCTCTGGCTACCCTGTCCGTGTCTATTGGCAATCCCAGTTGTTCAGAAACTTCCTGGTCAATTTTAAGTATGTCGTTGTTCATTGTCTTGACCCTGTTGTCCAATTGTGATATCACACTCTCAATAAACTTGATCGATGATACTATGCCGTTGAGTATGTACCTGATTATGAATAGTATGAATACACCCATTCCCACTGTGGCGGCAATTGGTAATCCTAATTCTGCTACTAATTTAAAAAACTGTGTCATTATATGTGTATTTATTAACG